AGGTGTATCAAGAAGGTCAAGAAGACCTTGAAGGCACGCAAAGGGTCCACACCAGAGCAGGGCGCGATTGCCATCTGCACCAAGTCGGTCCTCCAAAGCAAGGGGCGCACACTCAAGAAGGTCAAGTGTCGAGATGGCATCCTGAAGACCCAGCCCATGAAGGGCGGTGTAATGATTGCGATGGGTGCGGATACACCGGTGTTCTATCACGAGGGGTTCATCAAGTATAAAAACTTGAAATACGATGATGAGGACAAGGCGTGGGTGTTGAATGACTATCCTGTCCCAGTCGCAGGAGAGCGGGATTTGTTTGATACATTTATCGCACTTCGCCCTGTTGTTCGGTTAGTCCCTGCAAAGGGTGAAGAAATGGCTATTCATCGGACCATTAAGGAGTGGCTTGGACATGGTACGGGTCCGTATCTGGATAGCTACATCAAAATGCACACAAATACATTTGTAGGCGTTTACTCCGTAGACATCAAGCGAACCTATGAGAGTGTCCCTGCTAGCCAATTGAAGGACCAACTTGGGTATATAACGGTTAACGGAAAAGACACCAAGCCATGGTATGGTCTGTTAGCCTGTCACCAAAGAATTAACATCTACGGACTGCCTGACGAGAGTAAAGTTGAACCTATCAAGGACATCTTGAAGACACTGCTTCACATTGATGGGCGGTTTATCCACAATGACCTTCATATGGGAAATGCCGCACTAATGGATGACGGAACCACAGTCATTCATGACTTCGGGCGCTCTAAGATTCGCGATTATCTGCAGAAGCACACCAATTACAAGGTTAGTTTTCCCCAACGTTACAACGAGCGAGTGTTACGTACTAACATGCTAGACTTTGCTGCCAATCATGACTTCCATATTGGGTATGGGCAATTCTTCTACCTTGCTAGGTATTTCCAGAAGGAGTTTGAGAAGATAGCAGACTTTGGTGAGTGGCTTGATACAAGTAGTTACGACCCAACGAAGCCAGAGAACAACAGGCTCAAGGACAGGAACTCGCGAATGATAGCAAAGGAGACCAATACCAGGATTAACCTGTACAAGATTGATAACAAACTAGACTACGACGAAGCTACAAAGACGGAGAGAACCGTACAGTTTGGTTCAAGCGCTGTAGACCTGTATTACCTAGAGCCGATGTACGAGACGCGATACCACCAACTAGCCCGAATCTTTGATATCCTCTCTGTCCTCAAGCCTCTCCACGATTGCACTGCAAATGGTGCGCAGTTTACGCAAGCTTCACGGGCTGCAAAGGAGTTACTCACAGCCATCCACGTAACACCTCCCACATGTTCAGCCGAACAGGTGCGCGCAATCCTTCTTAAATACAGCCTGATTGTTGAAAGCACGATGGAGGAAGATATCGCCAAAGCCGACGCATATTGGAAGACTACAAACGATGCCCGAAACGGTGGAAAATCCCAAGAACAACGTGCTGCTGAAACTATCACTAAGGTGCCTCCTCCTTCTCCTGCAGGAGGAGCGGTAGCCGAGTGGGATACAGATGATGGCGGCCCACTGTTACCGGAACTCAAATCAGACGAGTCAAGACGCAAAAAGGTTGTTGAATATCTGAAGAGGGAAGCCGCAGAACCCGTGCCCGACTTCAAGGGGCGCCCTGAAATGGCGGATATCGCGAAAGCTACGAAACCTGAAGAGCTGGGCGTAAAGGAGGGGATAAATCTTGGTTCTGGTCGTCGTTCCTTTAAGCGGCGACTGCCCCGACTCGTGTAAGGGCTTCTTGGCATGCCATCTGTTCTGCCTTCTTGCGCGTGGTCCCTGCGCCAATCCCATAGACCTTTCCTACCACCATGACCGCAACCACAATCTCATTCTTCTTCGGGTCATTGGATCGCATCTCGTACTCCGGGGTGCATTTGAACTCGCGTTGACAATACTTCTGAAACAGGTCCTTGAAGTTCGTGGCCGAGTTCACGATCTCATCCACATCGAGATACGCCTCCATCACGGTGGTCACGAAGGTATACACGATATTGAACCTGTTTCCACAGTCTGTCCACAGCGCACCCAAGAACGCTTCGAAGATGTCGCCCAGCTTCTTGGTGTTGGTTCGCCCAGCAATCGCAACCGAGTCCTCATTATGACGAGAGATGACGTAGAACCTATTCAATCCCAACTCTTTCGACAAGCCCCCGATCCGGTCATTGTTGACGAGCTCCTTACGGGCGTCCGTCAAGAATCCCTGCTTCTTCTCGGGGAACTTCTTGCGTAGATATGTCGCGATACAGGCGCCGAGTACTGCATCGCCTTCAAATTCCAAACATTCGTAGCTCTCGTCTTGGAGGGGCATAACACCGGATGGACAGGGGGCAAGTGTGGCCGGCTCTCCATCAGGCGTGGTGTATTCAGAGCGTCTAACGTAGGTGGTGTGAACCATTGCAGTCTGGAAGACGCGGCGGTTAGACACCCGATAATGAGGGAGTCCGTGACGGCGAACAATGCGGTGGATATCGTCTTCGGTAAAGGTTCGATTGGAGGCATTGTAAGGCGAGTACATGAGTTCCCTTCTCCTCCAGCGGGTAAATTCGTTTTTATCCGCTCATAACAATGAAGACACGTCGGGTCCGCGGTGGTTTCCTCGGGATCAAGAAGGCAGTGAAGTCACTGTACCAGACTAAGAAGCAGAACAAGCGTATGTATGCCCTCTCTCGCAAGCGCAAGATGCGCCGGCTACAAGAGAAGTATCTCGAGCAAAAGGCCAATATCGAAAACGCAACGTATAAGTAATGGGACAGATCCAGTCATTCGCCTATAATGTCGTCCGCACCCCTGAAACAGCCCCTCCACTTGAAACCTGTATTGTAGATGTCGCAGCCTGTCGCTACGAGATCCCCAAGCGCAAAGATATGGCGGTTTGCTTCGTGTTTTTCAACCCGGCGCGTTCCAAGAAGATGCTCATGAACTACTTCTACACTATCGAAAAGCTGAAGCTTGCGAAGATACCCTACTATACGCTTGAACTAATGTTCGATGACCACGAGCCTGAACTCGCCGATGCGTATCATGTGAAGGGAAACAGCGTGCTGTTCCACAAGGAGGTGCTCTGTGGCTTGCTGGAAAAGCGCATTCCCTGCTACTACAAGAAGCTGCTCTTCATGGATGCCGATGTAATCTTCGGACATCCCGGTTGGTATGAAGAGGTTTCACGCCTGCTCACAACCTATGAAGTCGTTCAACCGTTCGCATCCTGCGTGTGGCTGGACAGCACCTACACGAAGCTGGTCCAAACACGCTTATCGGTTGCGTATATGAACCGCCTCAACCTCTACAATCACAACTATCATCCAGGATTCGCTTGGGCCTTCCAGCGAAAGTGGTTCAGGGAAGTTGGGTTCTACGCGCACGGAATCACGGGCAGCGGAGATACGATGTCGACAGCTGCGTGGATGAACATAAAGTTCCCAGTGGGATACGTTCACCCAGCGCTAGTTCCGTCCTACACGGAGTATTCGCAGATGGCCTTGCCTAAGCTAGCCTGTGCAACCGGCACGGTATATCATCTGTGGCACGGGACTGCGAAGAACCGCAAGTATGTGGACCGGCACAAGATTCTCAATGGTGTGCGCGACGTAAGGTCCATCGTCGAACCTAACGCAGACGGTGTCTGGGAGCTTACCGACAAGGCTGTGGAATCGAAGATGCGAGAATACTTCACCTCACGAGAGGATGACGGAGTTTAAACATTTTCTCCGTCCCTTACATATCTCGGCATTGATGCGAAAACAGCTCTCGACATTGGCGCTTCAAGTGGTCGAACAGCAGCAACTACTCTCGGTCGCAGTGACTCGAGTCCAGCATGGATTCCTGCCGGCTGAAAACACCCTTGAGGCGTCACGTCATATACGAGATATGACCAAACTCCTTCGCGAAATCGACGAAGCCCTAAAAACGGTCTACAAGCAGCCGCAACCGAAAAAGTAATGGAGCCAATTGGGATTGTTGCTATCGTTGGAATTGCTGTGTGTGGATGTGGTCTAGCAGGTCTAGCCAGACTCTATGGTCGTCTTGGAACTCTAAAGGTGTCGCGGTCAAGCACTCACTTGTCGGACATGGTGTCGGAGGAGGAGCCAGATGACTTCAGTTCGAAACCGAAGTCGTCTGCGATCAGCTTTGGCTCGTGACGACGCACAATCTCCTTCATGACCTCAGACCCACGGTCACCCAGAATATCCTTGAGATAGAGTTCCAGGTCCTTCTTCGACAGTGTCCAACCCTTCTTCCACTTGTTCGGGCGCTTGACGTTAAACATCAGTTCAGACTCCTTCAGATGAATTTGGTCTGGTAACTCTGTATGTGCATACAGGGCTGCGAGATCCAACTCGACCGTGCGCCTGTTGTCGCGAAGTTCAGATGTCTGAGCATTCAGCTCGGATAGGTTCTTGTTGATGCGAATGTACTTGGAGAGGATTGCCTTAAGAGCGTCCATTGTGAAGATGATTCACCTCGCAAGGAAAGTATCCGTTTTAAGCAAGATGCTCTTCGACGAAGATGAGATTGAACGGTTGAGAACCGTCTACAACAAAGAGCACCCAACTGAACCTCAAATCCAGAAGCGGGGGGTTACCGCCATATGGTCCGAATTGAAGAGCCGCCTTCATTCGAAATGTAAGACCGGTGCACCGGCCTGCATCGTTAGCTCGATGATGAAGCGTCCTCGTGCACCGAGTTCGTGGAAGAAGAACCCGACCGAGTGGCTGTCGTCTGACGATATTGATAAGGTTGAGCGTCAATACGAGAAGGTCATCCAAGACTATCATTTCGTAGGCTGTGTACCGATTGACTTTGACCTGAAGTCTGAGATGTCCAAGTGCATCGTATCTACGCTGTGCTCGATGAAGCTGGCCACCCTCTACAAGAAGGGGATTCGGCGTATTGGAATCGTCTTCAACACGGATGTTCACGATGGACCGGGCCAACACTGGATTGCCGCCTTCCTCGACATGCGAGATGAGCTGCAGTATCCTCGCATGACCTACTTTGACTCCTACGCGAGCAAGCCAGAGAAGGAGATTCAGCGTTTGATGTTTCGCTGGAAGGACCAGTGGGATGCGATTCACCCCAACGAGACGCCGATGAAGCTGACCTACAACACTACGCGGCATCAGTTCAAGGAGTCGGAGTGTGGAATGTATTGCCTGTATTTCCACTACGCATGTCTGATGGAGTTTCCGATGAACAAGCGGATTACAGATGATGACGTAAACCGTCTGCGCTATCACGACGAAGTTGTGCTTGGAGCATCTGTCCCATCGTTGTTCGCGCCCCAAAAAAGTAAGGACACTACGTAATGGAACCGCTGATTGTGGTCGGAGCACTGGTTACGGCAGGCTATATCCTTGCGTCTACAGAAGAGCCAGTCCACGAGGACCGTGGAAAGACACTGGTTGACTATTATGCTCAGGGCAGCACCTTCGAAGACATTGAGGGCGCGCTAGCAAAGGGGTTTCGCTTACTCGAGCTCCACATCTATTCAGACGCACAGGACGAGCCAGTTGTTGCGTTGGTTCCTAACTATGACCAGGTTCGGCATCGGACCTTCGAGTCGTGCTGCGTGACGATTCTTCAGAAGGCGTTTCCATCACGCGACCCCCTGATTCTGAGCCTCGTCCTTCATACAGACAAGAGCTTCACTGCGAATCGTGTAGCCCACCACCTCAAGACCACGGTACGAAAGCAGCTGTTCCAGGGTTCCATCGAAGAAACACCGCTAGAGGCACTGGCGGACAAGGTGGTGATTGTTTCGGGCAATGAGGCGCGCGGCACAGAGCTCGAGCCGTTAGTGAATGTGTCGTGGAATGAGAGCCATCTACGCCGCCTCAGCTACCAGCAGGCAGCTTACCCACGTGAGCCACAGGAGCTGCGTCAGTTCACGCAGTCCCACATTGCGATTGTCGCACCTGACCAAGCCTTTTCAAAGTTCAAGGTCATGGACGACGTCTATACGTATGGATGTCAGTGGAACCTCTGTCCGACACCACTTGGGCGCCCGGGGTTCATCCCAAGGGAGTCTTGAAACGACCGTGGATTCATTTCGCGCGGTTAAACAAAAATGGCGAATCCTTGGCTTTCTCATGTGAAGAAGACGATGTCGGAGATGAAGCACCGCGGCACCTACAAGAAGGGTGACGGGCTGAAGAAGGTCATTCTCGAGGCGAAGAAGACCTACAAGAAGCACAGCATGGGTGGCCCGGCGAAGAAGACGCGCCGCCACCGCAAGAGCCGTCGCTCGATATTCTAAAACCCAAGAACATCACGAACAGATTTTTCGAACCTCTCGTCATCAAAGGTAGGAGTTACAATATTGTATAACTCGATCTTATGAGAACTACTTTGATACGTTTCATTCGCATCGAAGCACTGTCCACATACAATGAAAACAAGTATTCTATATTTCAAGTTCGGGTATCTATCTGCAAGAATTGCATGTAGACGTTCGGCATCGTCAATATCGTTTCGAATCTTCTGATACTTGCCAGCATGTTCATCGTGGTGGTGTTTAGCGTGTCCCTTTCTACAAAAGATCACAGTTTCGGATGTACTATCTAGAAGACTGAGTAACCGTTGACATCTCCTGTCATATTTGACTACATCTTCCGCGTACGTAGCAGATGCGAAGTCATGATTAAAATATACATCGTGGTCGTTAATCTTACTACCCAATGTAGGAATGAAAGACTGGAACCTATCCGATATACAGTCAGATACACCGTTATATGTCACAGTCCAATCAAATGGAAATGACGCAGTTCGTAGGCCGTACTTCTTAAATAGCCCGGAAACCCCGCAGTCCACCCCGATAGGAATGATCATTTATCACCTGCTATACATATTTCATACAAACATTGCGCGAACCACGAACAAACTAATAACCACTAGACAAGCCATATACACTTTCATACTCAGAGGGGTTTCTTCGAACTTCTGATTACGAAAGTAAACCTCCGGCCACGATTCGTCGTGTACGTTTATGGTCACGTTGCTTGGTGTATCCTCCATTGACTCGTCGACAGGTCTTTCCATGATACGTTGATTTAGAACACCCGCTTTTGTAGTAAGCCACATGTTGCGTGTATCCCTTGAAGCTGCGAATTGATGAGTTCGTTTTCTCCGAGAGGCGCCGCAGCAGACCATACATCCAGTGGAGATACGCACTGCGAGAACCCAAGTCAATAGGGTGCGAGTGCATATACTGCACATAGACCTTTCGCAATTTCGGGAACGGATACGTGCGACTCAACTCGTTCAGAAAGACCTGCTGTGTATTCACATCCTCAGCCTCTGGCTTCTCGGGGAAGTTGTATGCAATCGAGAACAGGAAATCACGACCAGGCACACCATGCGGGGGCTTCTTCAGCATCTGCGCATACTTCTCATGAACGTCTTCGTAGGTCGGGTCGGGATCCGGTAAGATGACCTTTGGGTCCGTTTCTGCCTGCGTCTTCAGCTTGTGATTGACCTTGCGATGAATCTCGTAGAGCCAGTGACCTGCATCACCCTTCAACGGATGCTCCGTTACAAACCTAGTTGTGCTTTCCCTACAGAACTTGCAGGGGAGAATGCGGTGCATATGCGTCAACGTTCGACCAGGTGTCGGTGAACCTTCGGCAATCAGGTGAAACAGTTGCCACCCACTCGGCCCCCAGTAGGAGGTATCCATTGTATTCATCGCACATCTTTCTCCAACCACGCAGCGATCTGAATCGTCATGGCGGCGTCGGACACGGGATTGTGAGCCTTTCCAACAGGGAATGCCTTCTTCAATGCAGGGTCTAACTCCTTCGCGATGCAGTGATAGGTACCTTCCAACTTCGCTGTCCCGCAGCGCTTGCTAAAGAGCGGGTTACTGCGAGCGATATCAATGATACCCATCGGCGGGTAGTAGTCGATCTTGTACTTTGAGCACGCAGACCGGATCGCCTTCAAATCCATATCACCCTTCACGATCACCGTCGACCCCCTCATCTTCTCAATGAATCCCTTGAGCCAGGAGGTGGGCTTCACGTGCGGCTTCACCTTCGGGTCCGCAAAGTAAGCCTTCACACTGTCGTCCTGGTTAAGAAACTCGGGCGCCGACCGCTCTGTTTCTTCAAGGATATCCAACACGATCGACGTCGCGGGCGTCACGGTGGAGTAGCTCGAGGATACGCGGTTCAGTTGTCGCGGAGGGGGTGGAAGGACAACGAAGAACTGTGTAGAGGTCCACGACCCCCCTTTCCGAGTCAGGTGGTATCCGCCCACCTCGCGGGGCAGGAACGTCGCGCCTACATGCCAGAACTCGCAGTCAAACGCCAGCAGCGATGTGGCTTTTCCGGCAAGTTTGTCTAACCCCCGCATTATGTCGTTCGCTGAAAAACATTCTGAACCACTCAATAAATGCTCGATACTAAGGATATCATCATCCTCACGGCGTCGTTTTATCTCGGATCGGTGGTGGCTGCGTTCTTCAAGTCGCTGAATGACGGCATCCTCGTGCCGCTGCTCGCGCCGGCCGCCTCGGCGGGCAAGGGTGTGTCCGGCTTCTCCATCAAGGTCGGCTCGGCTGAGCTCAAGGTTGGTCAGGTGATCACGGAGCTGGTCAACCTCATTGTGTCGTTCGCGCTCGTCGTCTTCACGATCGGCCTGCTCCGCTCGTATGTGCTGAGCAAGATCGGCGCCGCCCGTCGCAAGGGCGGGGAGGAGTAAAAAAATAAGTTTGAAGAACAATGGATTACATCACAAACGCATGGACGAACACCACTAGCACTGCGTCTGATTACTGGTCAAAGCGTCCGGCATGGTTAGGTGGGCCGGCACCTGTGCCTGCAGTTGTGGGCGGTCGTCGCAAGACACGTCGTCACCGCAAGTCTACGCATCGCCGCACCGGAAGGAGGTCCAGCGATTTCCTGGGGCGGCTTTTCCGCATGTAGACTCGATCTGCTTCTTCAGATCAGCAGTCGTCGCCTTGCTTGTCGGGTCATTCGTCCGGCGCCACTCAATGAACTCCCGTGTAACATCTGACCACCTCATCATCGCCACCGCCTCGTCTGCCTCAGCCTCAACCTTATGAATCTTCTCACGGATGAACTTGGCGATCACGTCACTATCATCCTTGTACTCGCTCGTGTACTCCATCACCTTCTCCGGAGGGACCAGCTTGCGATAGCCCTTGCCCTTCGTGTAGAGGAAGACCATGTAGCTCAGGAACGCCTCAGCCCACTCCTTGCTCTGTGACTTCTGAACAATCGACTCATCAATCGGCTTCTCGTGCGGCAGGCGCGGATCTGCAACGAACTTGCTCAAGAAGTTGATCACCACCAGACGGCGCCACGTGCCTCCGTCCTGCGTATTGATCTTTGGCTTCTCGTTACACGCCAGGTTGAAGCGGGCCTGGAGGTCAAAGTCCATCATCTGCTTCGAGCCCGCATACAAGTCGCGAGCCGTGATCTTCTCCGAAGAGGCCAACTCCTTCATCAGACCCGTGTTGAGCGGCACCTGCTCATCCGGCTCCTGCATGGTCACGAAGCGACGACCCTTCATGCGAAC